AACGATGGAAATAACTTGGTAACATACAACGCGTCAGGAGTTGGATTTTACACTTCTTCTATACAAGCGGTGCCCTCCCAACATTTAAATGACATAACAGTGTCGGGGACTACTATCGATATGGGAGACGTTCATCTGACTGACAGTGGTGATAGACTTTTTGTCATGTCAGGTGATGAAAGAGTGCGTGTCTATGACACAACTCATAGTCAAGAAAGTGAATTTGGTGCTTCAATAAACGTGCGTGACTTTTCTATTACAAAAGATGGTAGCTCAATGATTGTAACGAGTGATGTTGGATTAGCGCAGGTTTTCAGTCGAAATGAAACATCGTGGTCACAGGTTGGAAGTAACATCACTGCGAACATGTCAGGTGGGGGTGTCACCACTGATATAAAAAGTGGTGGGAATTCCATCGTTTTATTAGGTTCTAGTGACGACTTGCAATTACACAAATATGAAAACGGAACTTGGTCTCAAGTAGCCACTTCTTCTGGGACCAGGGGGACTTCTGTCGTGATTACTGATACAGATGATATTGTCGTTGGGAGTGGATCAGTCAAAACGTTTGAAATCATAGATGAATTCCAGGATATATCATTTACAGCTCCTACTTTGTCACTGAATGGTGATAAGTACGTCAGATTGGAATCAGGTACATCATATACAGAGGATGGTGCGACTGTCACGACATCTGCTGCGATCACCCCAGCTGTTATAATTTCTGGAAATGTGACTAGTGACGAACCGCGTGTGTATACGATAAAGTATGAAGCTGAAGATTTACAAAGAAAACAAGCAGAACCTATTTTTAGGACAGTCGAAGTTATACCAGAAGTCTCTATCATAAAATTGGAGGGTCCCCGTGTCATTTATCACACATATAATACAAAACTGGATGACCCCGGGGTGACAGCTTCTGTCCCTATAAATATATACTGGAGAGAACATAATTCTACAATTGTTTATTCCGGGTTTCCAAACTTCCAGATGTTGGACCCCTATATCACCCAAATCACCATTTACTATACAAACGACACACCCGATGAATATTTACGGACAGCTTCATCAGTGGAACGGACTGTGTATGTGCGGAGAAGACCCGTGCTCACACTACAGGGTTCATCCACGGTTTATAATCCACTGGGTCAGCGCTATGTCGATCTGGGTGTAAATATTACACAAAGTGGTGTAACATCTCCCGATGTGACGGTGTTATTCAACGAACCAAACGTCAACTTGTCACAGACACAGACAGTGACGTATACCGCTAAAGATCAATTCGGGATCGAAGCTATTCCGATAACCAGACAGGTGATTGTGAGGAAGAGGCCAACGATCGCTACATCTGGGACACTATACAGGACACTATACGATCCGATATCCATACCGACACCTGTAGTTGAACCAGTCAGTTTACTCGGTTCTTTGCAATCGTCCAACAACATTTACATGAACCAAATTGGTAACTACTCAATCACATACAACGTAACGGACGGTGACGGTATAACCGCAGACACTACACGTCAGTCGTATCAGGTTGGTTCTTATGGAAAACTTGAATTGTCAAAAAATGGTGTTCTTTCTGCATTTTCCCGAGATGGTCAGTCTTTAGCAGTCTTTTCAACAGATGTCCAGCTTTACAGATTAGGATCTGATCGTTCTTGGAGTAGCAATGGGTCCATCGCAACTCCTGTAGGTTCTTCGGTCAGTTCTATGAAATTCTCAAGTGATGGGCGGTATATAGTCATCGGCATGTCTTTACATCTAACCATCGGTCTAGTGAGGGTCTATAAGGAAAATCCCCTCTTCGAGAACAATTGGGAACAGATTGGTATAGACCTATTTGGTCTCGACTACCTCGGTAAGTTTGGTCACAATGTCGAAATTAATGATTCGGGTTCCCGTATATATGTTAGCGCTCCCGAGGCAAACACGAACGGTGGAACGTTGTTTAAGGCTGGATTTGTAAAGGTGTACGAGTGGAATGGTGTGTTTTGGGTTGAAGAAAATATCATAGAAGGACAGAATCCATCAGAATTACTAGGGACGTCTATATCCATCTCAAAGGATGGAAATATACTCGCAATTGGTTCACCTGGATTTACACGAACAACGATTGTGAATAGTATTGTGTCATCCGTAAATGTTGGTAAGACGAGTGTATACAGATATGTCAATGGGACTTGGGAAGATTATTTAGGATCTGTTATTGACAATGGGACTGAAGGTGCTAGAAACGCATTTTCCCTTTCTTTATCCAGTGATGGAAGAACTTTAGCTGTGGGTTCAGAATCTAACGGTGGTGTGAGGGTATATGCTATCAGTGCTCTCAATTGGAGACCCATTGGGTCGCACATATCTGGTAACTTTGGTAAGACTGTTTCTATTTCAGACGACGCCACTGTAGTCATTGGTTCTGAAAATGAATACTACGGTCGAGCATACATCTATACTCTCACAAATGACTGGACTAAATCTGGAATCACTTTTGATAAAGTAATCGTTACAGGGAGTGGGACCAATGACTTTGGTAAACGAGTAAATGTTGACAGTTCTGGTAACTTTGTATGTGTAGATTCTGCGGTAGATGTTCGCATATACGAGATTTAAAATTTGTTGATGTATAGTAGTAAAGATGTCCACAGGAGCATTAGCGCAACTCGTCGCGAAGGGTCAACAGGATAAACACATCACAGGCAGCCCTGAAATAACATTTTTCAATACGAGATACAAAAAACATTCGAACTTTTCCATGTTCACTCACAACCAAACATTTATGCAGAATCCAACTAGTGGTAATTTTTCCACTGTGAGGATTCAAAAAATGGGTGACCTCCTCAGTTATGTTAACATAGTCGCCGACGATGCTGAGACCGGGTCTCAACTGATAACCGATTGGAGGACTGTCATTGATCGCGTCGAGTTGTATATTGGTGGTCAGCTCATTGACACACAAGATTCAGAATTTTCAGAGGGGATCGCTATCGATCTGTTCGCAAACACGTACAGCAAGACGTATCCTGCGAGTTTGCACGGTGGTGTGGGGTCTCAATCTTACTTTTATCCACTTCGTTTCTTCTTCTGTGAGAGTTGGCAAAATTGTCTACCTCTCATCGCTCTCCAGTATCACGATGTTGAACTGAAAATATACTGGCAAGAAAATCTCCCAGATCACACCTATACAATCGATGCATGTTTCATTCTTCTGGATGAAGAAGAGAGAAATTTCATTGCCTCTTCGAAGAACGATATGCTCATTTTTCAAGTTCAGAAAAATGAACCCAACCACCAAAAGATTCAAGATCTCGTTTTTAATCATCCAGTCAAATACATCGCGAGTAGTAACGTGATTGCAGATGTTGACAATACACTAGTTTCGGCAATCAATAAAGTAAAATTACAAATCAATGGCACAGATTTAGTTGACTTCAAGAGATCGGTTCCCTACTTTACCTCAATACCGTGTTACTATCACTCCGACTTTTCAGCAAGTAACACAGAACAAATGTTTTTCCACCCGTTTTGTTTATCAGCTGGTAAATTTCAGCCGACGGGAACTCTAAACTTTAGTAGAATCGATTCATTTAAAATACACTGCACACAAAATATAAATTGCCCCATATATGCCGTCAACTACAATATCCTTAGGATACATAATGGTATGGGTGGGACATTATACTCAGATTAATTTGTAATATATCATTAAGAAATGACGGAAAGGGGTAAGTCTCATGCTGCGTGGAATGAGTCTATTGGTCAGCTGAAAGGCGCCCTTATCAAACGTCAAGACGCACAAAACACTTCTTTAACACTTAATGAGTTTTTGGAAGCCAAATTTCAGGGGACGAGTCGAAAAGTTCCAAGCTCGGCTGCATTTCAAGTTGGTATCAAATATGGTATTGATCCAACTCTCCTCACGAGTGTTAAAAAAAGTGCAGAACAATACATCATCGCTAGATCTGGACAGGTTATTTACGGTGAGAATTCGTTTGATCTATCCGGTTGGTCTACTGACATATCTGAAGATGGTCTCACTCTTGCCATCGGTTCAATTCTAAATGACGGTGCTAATAACGATAATACAGGTAGTGTTCGTGTATACACACGTGAAAATTTTGATGACGCTTGGGTTCAGAAAGGTGTGGACATTGATGGTGAAGCTGCCCAAGACTATTCCGGTTGGTCCATTGCTCTTTCAGATGACGGTGACAGACTAGTGATTGGTGCAGTATTCAACGACGACGGTGTTAATGAAAACACCGGACATGTTCGTGTATACGACTGGAACTCGACAACAAGTCAATGGGATCAGGTGGGTGTAGACATTGAAGGTGGAGCTGCGGGAGATTTTTTTGGTTATTCTGTCAGCCTCTCCAAAAACAAAAATTTCATCGCAATAGGTGCACCTTACGGACTTAATACTCGCGGGTACGTGGGTGTCTATCATTACAACGCCGGGTCTTGGAATCGCATCGCTTATAACTTGGAAGGCGGAAACAGTCGTGGACTGTTTGGTAAGCGACTGTCTCTCTCAGAAGATGGGAGTCGCCTCGTGGTATCTGCACCTCATGATTTCAAAGATCGGGGTTTATTGTTTTTGTATCGCATAGATCAAGTAAATAACTCAATAGTTCTACTTTCAAGTAAACTTGGACGTGATTCTGGTGTCAAATTTGGAAATTCATTTGATTTCAAGTCGAACAGGTTGGTGGTGAGTGAAACCGGAGTTAATCAACCAAGAATTACAACTTATGATCTATCTTCAGATACGTTCACACCCCTACCTGAACAAACAATTACGTTAGATGGTCCCATTGACATTCATCTAAAATTATCGTATGACGGAAATCATTTAGTCTACGGTATGCCAGGATTTAATAGTGAGGATTTAGTTCTAAATTCTAGACCTATCCCAACAGGCATCAGACAGACAGGTCATGCTGAAATATATGAACGTGAAGGTGATAGGTGGGTGAAAAGAGGTTGGAGGATGTCAGGTGTGAGTTCGCGCGACGAGTTCGCTAAAGCTGTCACAATCTCAGGAAATGGTGAAATTATGTGCTTATCTGTGCCTCGCAAGGATATTGGGGGGACAGATAAGGGGTGTGTAACAGCGTATACAGTCAAACCAATTTCATACTATGTCACACCATCTATTACACTTAGTGGTCTAAACCCCTTGCCTCTTCAAGCTAACACTGACTACGTGGAACCTGGTGCAACGACAGATACTGGTGCATCCGTGGCAATTACTGGTGATGTTGAGAATAACACCGTAGAAGGTCAAGAATATGAAATCACATACACATCACAAAATGGTTTCGGGTCAGTCGTCACAAAAACGAGAAGGATTGTTATAACGAAAGATCCTACTATTCCAACGATGACGTTGAATGGGGACGCTCTAACCAAAATCCCAATCGGTGGTGTGTTTAACGATCCAAGTGTGACGACGAGTATTTTATCCACTGTGAACATCGACACATCTAATGTTAACACGAATGCACCTGGTGCATATGAGATTAAATACACAGCAGTCTCGAGCTATGGGATTCCTTCTCAACAGGAAATCACAAGAACATTAGTCGTTGTATATGAAGTCGAATTTTATGGGACACCTCAAATTGGCACTGTGTCATGTATGTCCAGAGATGGCTTCATACTCGCAGTCGGTGACTTCATCGACAATTCGGTCAGACTATACGAATGGGATCTTATTCAAGAAGACTGGGTAAGAATTGGGCAGCAAATTGAGGGTCCAGATGATTCTAGTTTTGGCGCTGCCATAGACCTGTCGGCAGATGGACTGACTGTGGTCATAGGAGCTCCAACTTACTCGGATTCACTCACGGGTCTTGTGAGGGTGTATCATTTTGATTTCATCACCAATCAATGGGAGCAAAAGGGTGGTGATATCATTGATGGAGCATCCGGAGATAATTTAGGTGAATTTGTGGCCATCTCGGGAGACGGAGGTGTAGTTTCGTGTGGAACAGCGCGACCCACTGGTTCCAAAAATCCATACGTTTTCACATACAGACACACCAACAACATAGATTCCTGGTCCAAGTTTCACACTTATACAGAACCGGTTAAATTAGGTTCCAGCATAGTCTCAAATCAATTCACAGGATCCCTCAACTTTAATGGTTCTAGATTGTTACTTGGTGTCCCAGTAAATGACTATACCACCGGGGCTGTGTTTTTATATGACACCAATAATGATGAAAAACTGGCTTCTGTTTTGGGAACCAATTTGGGTGATAATCTTGGACAATCTGTGAGACTTTCTGGGGATGGTAATAGGTTTGCTATCGGTGACGTCACTAATGGTTGTGTGAAGATTTACAGTGAGAACAAAATCACTCGTGTATGGAACCAACTCGGAAGTAAAATTTACGATGGTAATGGTGGCACCGCGGTTGCCTTGTCTAATGACGGTAACATTGTCACATATTCAGTAATGTCAGGGGTGAATAGAGGGACGATATATCAATACAAGTGGGATGGGACATTTTGGATGCCTTCTCTCCAGGAATTTACTGATAGTATTGATGGAAATCGTTTCGGTAGAAAGCTATTTGTGACTGATGACGGATCAAAGTTGTTCACTGAATCCAGCTCTTTGTTTCAACTGTACCGTTGGAATATCCCTCGAGCATCGGTGACGTTCAATGGGAGCAGGATTATCCGTAAACAAGTTGACCAAGTTTACGACTACGACTATGTAGTCACCTCTTCAAATGTTATTACAGAGGGTATAGTGAACCAGGCGGTTACAAACGACTATCTCATCAAGTATATCGTGACTAAAAACGAGCAATCCGATGTTGCTTACCAACTCATAAGTGTATCTGGTCAGTTATTACAATTGGGTCTCAACATCTACAATTATGACGAGTCCGCGACTCCTAATAATCATGGTTGGTCATCGTCGATGTCGAACGATGGGAACTACTTAGTTGTGAGTTCACCCGGATATGACAATGATAGAGGCATGATCAAAATATACACGTTTAACCCAGTTACTATACACTGGGATATCATGACATCCCTCACTGGTCCAAATGCTGGTGGGAATTTTGGATATTCCGTGGCACTCTCTGGTGACGGTTCGAGGGTCGCAGTGGGAGCACCAAACCACGGTAATGGTTTGGTCAGGGTTTATGAATACAGCGACTCGACCTGGACCCAAATTGGGTCTGATTTGAGTGGTTCAGCTGGTGGTAAGTTTGGTTGGTCAGTTTCTTTGAATAACACCGGTGATTACGTGACCGTGGGGGAACCGCGCAAAGTATTTGGTGTGAACACAGGTGTAGGTGAAGTGCATACATTTACGTTTAGTGGTATGGATTGGTCTTCCGAAAGTTCAAAGTCATTTACAAACAATCAGATCGAACATCAGTTTGGTTATGCCGTAGATATTTCGTCCACTAATAATGTTGTTGTTTTTGGCGCACCAACCGCTGGCCCTGGTTATGTCAAAATATCTTCATACATTAGTGGAAATGTTCCCATTTTTGCTCAGCCTATAACTTTCGGCGAACGTTTTGGGTGGTGTGTCACAGTCTCGGATAATGGTCAAGTATTCGCAGCTGGAGCTCCATTTTACAACAATAAAAGGGGGCGCGTCTTGGTATATGACGCGACGACAACACCACCCACTATGAAAGGCAGTCCGATTGTCGGGGAAAATGTCAATGATGAACTTGGATCATCCATTCATTTGGTTGGAGATGGCTCAAAGATAATGGTTTATACAAAAAAAGGGCGTGTGACTAATTACCAATATGTGAATTCTGAATGGGTGGTCATCAGTGATCAAGTGATCACGTCTTCTGAACTGGATACAAATTTTGGATATTCACTGTCAAGCTCTAGGGATGGTTCAAGAATGACTATTACTGCACCCCTTTCTGGGTCTGGTGTGGGCCTGGCTCAGGTATTTTCCGATGAGACGAGTCAGATCACGACTTCAGATTTTGTGCCACCAGTAATTTCATTAAATGGACCCTCTTTGTTTAGAAACGAAAAAGGTGCCGTCTACCCGGAACTGGGGGTGAGAAGAGATGATGCAGAGACGTCATTCATCACTCAGGGATCCGTAAACAGCAATGTAGTAGGTTCTTATACTTTGACATATACTGCACAGGACAATGGGGGGAACATTTCTAATTCTCTCAGCCGTGTAGTCGATGTCATTGACCCGGGTGACGTAATCAACAGACTCGGAGGACTTACAGCTCCATGGAATGGTGCGAATAATTCGAGCATGCATCTCTCTGGTAATGGGAAGCGGGTAGCAGTATGTTATGGGGTAAATCCTGAGACATATCCTGTCGGGACAGTTGTCGGTGGTCGTTCAGGCACTGTTGGTGTGTATGACATTGACGAAACCGTATATCCCCCAATCCTTACCCAGTATGGTCAAGAAATAACGAGCACAGATGAGCTGTTCGCAACCTCGATCAACCTTTCACAAGATGGAAATAAACTATCTGTCATGACCACTGTGGATGATGACACTACAAAAATATCAGTATACGGAATCAATAACACCGTATTAACTCCAGCATCGACACCTTTTTCGAGGTTTGAAGAATCATCTCTAAATAACAACACTTTCAGCTTACCGATTACTCCAATCAGGGCACTATATGATGCTACCCACTATTCACCTGATTCATCAACTACCCCAACACAAGTTCACAACATTCATGTATTTGGTCAGGAATACAGATCGAACGCTCCGGATATACTTGTTGGGACATCTACATCCACAACAAATGAGTATCGATATTCACAAGTGAATGAATCCAAATACAGACCCAGAAGTATGGCTACATCAAAAGATGGTAAAATTGTTGCGTTTGGTCACAGTGAAAGGCTTTCGGTGTATAGGTTTATAGACACAGAGACGATTGTTGAACTCTTCTCAGTTCAACATACCGGGCCCGTTTTGGGTTCGTCTATAACTTTAGGGGCTGGTGATTTTTCGGAAGATGGATATAGGTTTATCACCACTGATTCCGATAACACCACTTCAATTTACAATGTGAATTCGGGTTCACTACAGAAAGAAACAGAAGTTTTCAATACTGGTGGAAAGAATGCATTATCCCATAATGGTATCATCGCCGCATACACAACTTCTGGTGTGATTGATTATAAAATTATTACACTTGTCGGTGGTGATAGGGTGACTATTTCATATGGAGAGACTTGGACTGACCCAGGGTTTACATACAGCAGCGACCCTGATGACCCTAACGATGTTGTGACTGTTTCGGGTGATGATTTTGACACAACTGTGGAAGGTGATCATGTGGTGATGTATCAGACACCGACTTCCCAACAGATTAGAATCGTAAAAGTTTTACCTCTAGTTGAAAACAACACTGGATCATTTTCAACACGATACATACCGTATGGACCTAGATTTGT